GTAAGGCTTACACCTAGTAGTGCTTCCTCTTCTGTATTGATGGTCCATTTTTTCCTCAGCCTTCTGAGATTTGTTAGTGATGCTTGGAATGTACCCAGTATTGTAGCTAACCTTACCTTTCTTAGTATATCATTGACTGTATCTTCTGCTCTTATTACTACCTCTGTCAAATTACAGAACTGTCCATCCCTTAGAATAATCTCTGAGCAAGGGTTACATCCAAAGTCATGTTCGGTATCACGTCTACCAGACTTACCTGCCTGATTGGTTGCAGCCTCTCTATTAAAGATGCCACGTTCACCNGACTTNGANTCATATAATGACAACCACTCCTTCATGAAGATACCCATGTCAGGTTTCTCTGTATAGCAGACAGAGTTATTACTCAATGCCATCTCAGGTGTATCCATCCACCACTTACCAGTCTTGGCATTACGCATACGTTCATCAGTCAGGTTAGATAAAGAGATGAGAGCACTACGTCTAACACCACCCACTACAACCACCTCAGCTATCTTACACATCAGACGATGACACTCATAAGAGTTTAACTTACGTCCTGCTGCATTACGAAAGATGTTAGTAGAGAACTGAAACAAATCAAGCAGTGGCTCAGGACCACTAGCTCTACCACCAAATGTATTTAGTCTGGAACCCTTAGGTCTGACCTTAGATGTATCCCAGTTAGGAACCTCACCCTCAAATAAATAGCTGATTAGTTTTCTGAATGATGACTGCCATCCTTCCTTGCTATCCTGTACTACGATAGTGTCATCAACATCCACGACTTCATCAGGTATCTCAGGAAGCTTGTTAATAAACTGTCGTTCAACACTGAAACCTACGCCAGTACCGTGCATGAGAATATATAAACACTCATCAAATGCCTTGGGGTGGTCCACGCTGAGATAGGCACAGTTGTAACCTGCTATGTTATTATCCTTTAGTGCGTTGCCTGCTGTCATTAAGGCTCTCATGCTAGGCATCACCTCTAGGTTAAGGACTGCATCTTCTAGTTCCTTCCTTGTTTTAGAAGTAAGCTCATACTCTGTGTTCTCTTTAAGGTGCTCTTCCATAAAGTCAAAGTAACGAGCAACAGTTTCCTTCCAAGTTTCCCTTCTGTTCTTCTCAGGTAGCCAACGTGCATACCTGCTGAGAGCTATGAAGTTTTGGTAATCATTCGGTAGTGTATTCAATATCAACTCCTCTTTTCTTTTGTTCCTTCTTTTTATCAGGCACTACTTTAGTATGCCACAGTCTTTCATACCGTAGTGCATATTTTAATTTGTTCTTAATTGGGTGTGGCTTATTCATCTTCTATTCCTTTAAACTTATCTAGGTTCTCTATTAATTTATCCTCAAACTTATTCAATAACTCTTCAGGTTCAATTTCTAATTCTTCACAGAGCAAGCAAACATCAAACTCCCTAGATATTTTTTCTTTTAATTCATTTAATAGTAGGGCCATAACATTTCAATTCCTGTAATGTGTCCTTTGTAAACCACTTGAATCCTTCTTTATCACACCACTCACCCATTGTAAGCTTCGAGCCTTTCCTCACCTTCTTATTACTATTAGTGAAAACAAATACAAGTTCCTGAGAGTGCAGGGAATCTCTTATAGCTTTATACTTCTGGGTATCACCAGCTCTAAAGAAACCTTTACACTCCACTAACATATTTCCTTTAGTGAAATCAGGTATGTACTTTCGTTTTATAATGTAAGGTATGTGGTAAGGCTCATAGCTCCAGCCAACTAACTCATCACCAATGTCTGATTCAAAGTTGTTCCTATACTTAATGGTATTTGGTTTCATCTTCACGGATAAAAGAAAAATCAATTTCGCCATTCCCACTCTCAGGTATGAAATCACCTTCAAGAAGAAAGGGTTGTTCTGCGGCCTCAAGCATTAGAGTTATAATACTTACTAGCTCTTCCTCATTGTTAGCCGCAGCCTCTGCTGGGTCGATAGAAAAGCTAGTCATGGTTCCTTCTGAGTCTTGGTACACCTCTCGAATGGAACAAACACCATCTCTATCTTTCATCCCCCTATATGAGGGCAACCTCATTTTACTGCCTTCTTCTTCGGCTCTACTTTTTTATCCCTAGTCATTGACTGTAGGAAACGCTGACCATCAACAAACGGACTACCAAATAATTCCCACCCCTGTTCTAATGACCTGTTAATAACATCTTCAAATCTACGGTTGTCTGATACAACTAATTTATATTCTTTACTCATAATTTCTAATCTCCATTACGTTAGGTTCTTTATTAACTACAGCTAAGAATCTTGGGCCACTTGAATAAGCAAAGACTCTCATGTTAGGGTAACAATGTTTCTTAAACTCACAGTAAGAACATCCTATAGGTAACTTCATGTTGCCTGATTTACCATCAGCAACTAGCTCATAACATGGTTCAGGAATTGTATCTACTTCTATCATTTCCTTAACATGCTTGATTCTTTTAACAACATCTTTATCTATCAGGTCTATCTTTGTTGTTGTTAGATGACCATTCTGTTTATCCATGGCTAGGAACATAGCTTCATCAACACCTTCTGCCTGACCATATCCACTTAGCTGGTCTATGTATCCAAAGGGGTCATCATATTCTAAACGGTTTTCCTTAAACTTCTTAAAGCCATAGGTTGAGGTTGACTTCACATCACACAACATGCCATCAATCTTACAGTCCATAGAACCTTTGATACCCTCAAGCTCTACTCGCTTCTGCTCATCAGTAACATCATGTCCTGATAGTTTAACCAAAGCTAGTATCATTTCCTCAATCAAGTGTCCATAAAGAAACTTAATTAAAGTGTTGGCTCTAAGTCTTTCACCTTTGTACTCTTTCCTTCTATGCTTATACCATAGCTTTCTATCAGGCTGTCCTATGTTAGACATCCTTAGAGTACCACCACTAAAGTCTTTAGGGTAAAGCCACTCTCTCATTATGGTTTCCATGTTGGAACCAAAGTCTTTAAAGATTTGTTCGGCTGGTACCCTAGCTGGGTGACTCTTTGTTTCAGCTAAATTATATATATCCCTAATTAAATTATCCATCGCTAGTCCTCTTTAGTTTATTATCTTCCTCACTATTTTCTAACTGCTGCTCTATTAGTTTATCTAAAAACCAACGAGCCTTTCTCAAGTCGCATATCCCATCCTTAAACCTCCATCGTGACAAGTATTTTTGTACGTTTGCAGTTAGGTAGTCCATCTTCTGGTCAAGTATAAAATCTATGACCTCAATCTTACCTTGTTTATAATGGCTTGGGTTTAATGTGTTTGTTGCCACGTTTCACCTACCTTGTATTGACCATCCAGTGGACAGTTTAAATTAAATTCTTCGCCAGCTTCCTTAATCGCCATGACAGCAATCTCACCGAAAACCTTAGCATCCTTTTCGTGTACCTCAGATTGTATTTCATCGTGTATGTTTCCTATAATTTTATAATCTATCCCCTTTAGTATAGCATATCCATCAAGCAACACTAAAGCTTTTTTCATAATGATTGCACCAGCACCTTGAAGTAGGGTGTTGAGAGCAGAGTGCTCACTTCTAACCCATATCCTTCTACCATCTAGGCCAATCAAGTATCCCCTTTTGGAAGCTGTTGTCACTCGTTCCCTAAGAGATTTAAGTGCAGGTGTGTTATCAAGAAATTTTTTCTTAACAGTCTTACCAACCTTTCTGCCACCACCTACAATGATACCAATCTTCTCATCACCAGCTCCATAAAGGAAAGCATAGATGAAAGTCTTAGCTTGGTCACGTGTATCAAGACCAGCTGACTTCTGATTGGCAGTGTGAATGTCACCACTAATAACTTCCTCAGTGTAGTCATAGTCATTCATATAGTGGGCGAGCATCCTCAGCTCAAGGCCACTAGCATCCATGCCTACTAACTTATACCCACTAGGTACAGTCCATAGCTGTCTACATTCAGTACCATAAGGTGAGTAGGAGGCAGGAACCTGTGCCATGTTAGGCTTGCTATGTGTCATGCGGCCAGTGACAGCACCAATGGAATTGACATGACCTCGTACTCTGCCATCAATCTCAATGGCATCTACCCAGCTTTGCACCTGAGCCACACGTTTCTGTAACATAAGGTACTCAGCTATCTG